CCTAAAGGTAAGAGTATTTGGGGAGGAACTGTTGGCAGAGTAAACGCTGAAGTAATACCTTATTTTACTCCATCCCTAGGTAGTGGCATAACACTTAGACTTAAAGCTGTACAAATTATTGACCTTGTAGAAGGAAGCGGAGGAAGCAAGGCAGACGATTTTGGTTTTGAAGAAGAAGAAGGTTTTGATGCAGGTAACGAGACAGCAGTTGAAGCATCAAATGACGATGAAGTATTAGACTCAGGTTTTGATGAAGACGACTTCTAATACATATCGTAGTGGACTTGAGGTAAGCATCGGTAAGTTTTTTACAGAAAAGAATATCCCCTTTCAGTACGAAACTTTAAAGATTGATTATCTCAAGCCACAACAGAAAAGTTATTACAGACCTGATTTTATTTTAAAGAATGGAATTATTATAGAAGCTAAAGGTCTCTTTACTACAGCCGATAGAAAGAAACATAAGATTATAAAAAATCAATATGGAGATAAATACGATATTCGTTTTGCTTTTTCTAATAGTACAAATCGAATTGGTAAAAAAAGTAAAACTACTTATGCGAAATGGTGTGAACATTATGGGTTTCAATATCATTGTATTCGCACAACAAAAATTCTAATACCCCTAGATTGGATAACAGAAGATGCCAAGAAAAAAGACTGATTATATTTTTATACATTGTTCCGCAACAAGACCTTCACAAGATTGGGTCAATGCAGATGAAATAGATAAATGGCATAGAGCTAGAGGGTTCTTTTCTATTGGTTATACTTATGTAATTTTACGAGATGGAACTATAGAAACTGGCAGAGACTTAGATGCTCCGACTGCATCACAAAAAGGTTATAACCATAATTCAGTTTCTATATGTATGATTGGTGGTGTTACTGAAGATGATATTACCGTAGCAGAGAAAAATTTTACAGAAGAGCAATTTGATTCTTTGAAAAAAATTCTATTAAAGTTACAGGGTATTTATCCTGAAGCAAAAATAGTTGGTCACAATGAGTTTAGTAAAAAAGATTGCCCAAGTTTTGATGTACAGCAATGGCTATCGGAGATTACTTTATGATGGCACAAGAAGACTCACAATTTTTAAGACATGAGAGTTGCCCTAAATGTAGTAGCAAAGATAACTTAGCTAGATACTCAGACCATGCTTACTGTTTTACAGATGGCTGTGGTTATTATGAAAAGAATGGAGAAGTTATAGATGCACCCATTAAACAAATAAATACAAATTTACTTAAAGGCGATTACATTGATTTAAAGAAAAGAAAAATTAGTGAAGAGACTTGTAGAAAATTTGGTTATCAAGTCGGTACTTACAAAGGTAATAAAGTTCAAATTGCACCTTATTACAATAAAGACAGACAACTAGTAGCACAACACATTAGATTTCCTAACAAAGATTTTAGATGGTTAGGCGAAGCTAAAGGCGTTCAATTCTTTGGTCAGCATTTATTTAGAGACAATGGAAAAATGCTTGTCATATGTGAAGGGGAGATTGATGCAATGTCAATTTCTCAATACTGTTTTAACAATCGTTACCCTGTCGTTTCCATCCCTAGTGGTGTGGCTTCAGCAAAAAAAGTTGTAGCAAAAAATATAGAATGGTTAGAAAGTTTTGAGTCTGTAATATTTTGTTTTGATATGGATGAAGCAGGGCGTAAAGCTAGTATTGATTGCGCTTCTATCTTATCACCAAGTAAAAGTAAGATTGCACATTTACCTAAAAAAGATGCAAACGAAATGATAGTTGCAGGTCTTGTTAAAGAACTTACGGATTCTATTTGGGGAGCAAAAAGTTATAGACCTGATGGCATTGTATCGGGTGAAGATTTATGGGAAAAATTAATAGAAGACACTAAAGATTGTGATGCTAATTATCCCTTCACAGGACTAAATAATATTACACAAGGTATTCGTTTAGGTGAAATCGTAACTCTATGCGCAGGTACAGGTATAGGTAAAAGCCAAGTATGCAGAGAGATTGCTTATCATTTAATTACTAATGACAAGAATGTTGGCTACATTGCTTTAGAAGAGAATGTTCAGCGTAGTATAAGAGGCTTAGTTTCTATTGGAGTTGAAGCCCCTATACATTTACAGGAAGTAAGAAAAGAAATTGACCAAGAAAAATTAAAAGAAGTTTTTGATAAGATTAAATCTAAATGTTTTTTTTATGACCATTGGGGAAGCATGGACAGCGAAAACTTATTCAGTCGTATTAAGTTTTTAGCGCAAGGGTGTGACTGTAAATTTATTGTACTAGACCATTTAAGTATTGTTGTAAGTGGTATTTCAGAAGGTGATGAAAGAAGAACATTAGATAATTTAATGACGCAGTTACGAAAACTAACTGAACAATTAAACATAGCATTAATTTTAATTAGCCATTTAAAAAGACCTGAAGGAAATAAATCCCATGAAGAAAATTTAAAACCAACTATATCACAACTACGAGGTTCACAATCTATAGCTCAGTTATCAGATATTATTTTAGGCTTATCAAGAAATTCATCTTCAGGTGACAATGTATGTGAAGTTAATGTATTAAAAAATCGTTTTGTTGGTACTACAGGTTTGGCTTCTATTTTAAATTACGATAGCGAAACTGGTAGGTTATACGAGGAGTCTTTTGATGATTGATGAACCGCAAGAAACTATAACAGTTCAAGCAGGAGAGACCGACAGAATGATTATTGACGGTACTAAAGTTACTATTGATACAGGTAACAATTACTTAGACTTTCTGTTTGTATTTGGCGGTATTTTAATTCTTTATTTAGGTAAAAAACTTATAGATAGGTGGTTGAAATGACTAATCCTGACGATAAAGATTTATCAAGATTCATTTTAAATTATTTAGAAGGTGTACCGCATTTTCAATTATTAGAATCTGAAGACAAAGCACAAGTATATAAACTTTATCATAGTATTATGGATGCCTTATATTTAGTTTTAATTTATCCAAATGTATATCCATTAATAGTTGTTAAAGATTTAGACAGTTTAGAAGTTATAGATACTTGTTTAGAAAATCTTAGTGATACCATCCCTTCTTTAGAAAGAGTTAAAGTTAGAGTGGTTCATTAATGAAACTTGTATTTGATATAGAGACTAATGGTTTTCTCGATGTAATGAATAAAATTTTCTGTTTAGAAATTTATGATATTGAGAACGCTAAAACATATTCCTTTATGGATGGTCAAATAGAGGAAGGTATTAATTTATTGCAGGAAGCTGATTTAATTATCGGTCATAATATTCTAGGATTTGACATTCCTGCAATCAATAAGTGCTTTCCTCTAGCAAAATTTAAAAATACTTTTGATACTCTTGTTGCTACAAGGCTTATATGGGCTGATATTAAACAAGAGGATTTCAGACGCAAAGATTTCCCTTCTAACTTAATAGGTCGCCATTCTTTAGCTTCATGGGGCTATAGAGTTGGTTTGTTAAAAGGGGATTTCGGAGAGACTACTGATTGGTCTGAGTGGTCTCAAGAAATGCAGAGCTACTGTAAGAGAGATGTTGAAGTTACAGTAGCTCTATACAAAAAAATTTTAGGTCAAAAATATTCAGAGACTTCTTTACAATTAGAACATGATTTTGCTGAGTGTATAATAAAGCAAGAGCAACTTGGTTTTTGTTTTGATACCAAAAAAGCTAAAGAATTATATACAGAGTTAAATGCTAAAAGAGTACAACTGCAAGACCAATTACAAAACACATTCCCTCCATGGAAAAAAGTTGTAGGTGTCTTAGTTCCAAAAAGAGATAACAAAACTAAAGGTTATAAAAAAGGTGTACCAGTAGATAAAATTAAAGAGATAGTTTTTAATGCAGGTAGCAGAGACCATATAGCAGATAGACTAAAAGCAATTAAAGGGTGGAAACCAAAAGAGTTTACTAATGATGGCAAACCTAAAGTAGATGAAAAAGTTTTAAATAGTTTGCAGTATCCTGAAGCAAAACTTTTATCTGAATATTTACTAATACAAAAAAGACTAGGGATGCTAGGCGAAGGCGATAATGCTTGGCTTAAATTAGAAAGAAAAGGAAAGATTTTTGGTAAAGTTATTACTAATGGTACTGTTACTGGCAGGTGTACTCACTTTAGCCCCAATGTTGCTCAAGTATGTTCATCTAGTGCAAAGTATGGTGTGGAATGTAGAAGTTTATTTACAGTACCCGATGATTATTTATTGGTAGGCGCAGATGCTTCAGGACTAGAGCTTAGATGTTTAGCATCTTATATGTCCAAGTTTGATAAAGGCGCTTATGCTAAAGAATTACTTACAGGTGATATTCATACTGCAAATCAAAAAGCAAGTGGATTACCTACTAGACCTCAAGCTAAAACATTTATCTATGCTTTCTTGTATGGAGCAGGTGACAAAAGAATTGGTGAGATTGTTAAAGGTAGTGCCAAAGATGGCAAGTTATTAAAACAAACATTTTTAAAAAGAACACCTGCATTAAAAAAGTTAAGAGACAGAGTATCTCAAGTCTATAGAGCTAGAGGGTTTTTAGTTGGTT